GCTACTTCTGGAGTAACAGCAGGAACTTATAAGTCTGTTACTGCCGATGCTTATGGTCGCATTACAGCAGGTACAAATCCTACAAGCATCTCTGGTTTTGGCATTACAGATGCTTATACCAAAACTGAAATAGATTCAATCTTTGGTTCGACAACATCTGCCGCTACTTCAGCCTCTAATGCCGCAACAAGTGCTTCTAATGCCGCTACGAGTGCCTCTAATGCCTCTACAAGCGAAACAAATGCGGCTTCTAGTGCAACTGCGGCAGCGGCTAGCTATGACTCTTTTGATGACCGCTATTTAGGCTCTAAGAGTTCTGCTCCATCTGTTGACAATGATGGCAATGCGTTGTTGACTGGTGCTTTGTACTGGAATTCAACAGTATCTACACTTTATGTGTGGACTGGATCGGCTTGGACTCAGGCGGCATTTACTGCTAGTGGTTTCTTAACTGCTGCTAACAACCTGTCAGACCTTGCAAGTGCGTCAACTGCTCGCACTAACTTAAGCCTTGGTAATGTTGATAACACATCAGATGCTACTAAGAATGCGGCTTCTGTAACCCTGACAAACAAGACCATTGAAGCTGGAACATTCACTAACGGCTACACAGAAGAAACTGTAACTGCTAACACTTCTACAGCTTATACAGTTGACTTGGCTAATGGTTCAGTACAGATTCTGACATTGACTGGTAACTGTACGTTTACGTTCCCAACTGCTACAGCAGGTAAGGGTTTCACAATGCTTTTGAAGCAAGATGGTACAGGTTCACGCACAGTTACATGGCCTAGTTCAGTTAAATGGCCTGCAAGTACAGCCCCTACGATTACATCTACAGCCTCTAAAGGCGATAAATTTGTCTTTGTAGGTGATGGCACTTATTGGTGGGCGAGTTCAGCGGGACAGAATTACCTGTAAGGAATAACTAATGTTTAGTTCACAAAACTCTCAGGTAAGTAACGATGCTAACTACATCGAGGACGTGTTTTCAACATATCTCTACACAGGCACAGGCGCAAATCTCACGATTAATAACGGAATTGACTTGGCTGGTAAGGGCGGGCTGACTTGGTTCAAATCCCGTTCTGGTGCTTATAGCAATGCATTGTTGGATACCGCAAGAGGAACTAACAAAGCCTTGTTTTCAAACTCAACAGCAGCCAACTCAACTTTTAGTTATTTGACTTCATTTAATTCAAATGGAGTTACTTTTCCCGGAGGCTTTTCTGTCAACAATAACAGCGGAGCAACTTATGCATTGTGGACATTCCGCAAGCAACCAAAGTTCTTTGATGTTGTGACTTATACGGGGACAGGTTCTGCTCGTACTGTTGCGCACAATCTTGGCTCTGTGCCCGGTTGCATTATTGTCAAGCAAACAAGCGGAGCTGACCCTTGGTTTGTATATCACCAAAGCCGTGGAAACGGTGAAGCAGGGCAGCTTAACTCGACCGCTGCTTTTGGCGCTGATAGTGTATGGAACTACACAGACCCAACCGCTACAGGTTTCACAGTAAACAGCAGCACAAATACGAGCGGAGCAACCTTTGTTGCCTATCTATTCGCCCACAACGCAGGAGGCTTTGGTCTGACTGGTACAGACAATGTGATTTCGTGCGGGTCTTATACAGGTAGCTCATCAAGTGACACAGTAGTCAACTTAGGTTATGAGCCACAGTTTGTAATGATTAAAAAAACAAATGGTTCAGACAATTGGCTGATGTTTGATTCAATGCGTGGACTAACTGTTAAGGGTCAGAAAGACGCATATCTGTGGGCAAACTCATCAAATTATGAAAATCAACAATGGGGGGCTTCTGATTATTTGTATCCAACTGCAACAGGTTTTGCGCTTGAAGCAGGGTATGGTGAAGTTAACGCAGATGGATTTAACTACATCTACATAGCTATTCGTAGAGGCCCGATGAAAGTGCCTACGAGTGGGACGAGTGTGTTTTACCCCTTAGCAAGAACTGGAAATAACACGCAGACAAACCTTACAGGATTTGGTTTTCCTCCTGATTTAGCATGGACAAATCGTAGAGATGGGGCAGAAGGGTTTACATCAGACAAACTGAGAGGCCCAACAAAATATTTAACTTCTCAAACAACAGCCGCTGAAGGAACTTATTCTTCTGGATTGATTACCCTAAATCAAGATGGCGTGACTATTGGGACAAGTAACGAATGGAACGCTGGAACACCTATTGCCAATTGGTTCTTCAGACGTGCCCCCAGCTTCTTTGATGAGGTTTGCTATACAGGGACGGGAAGTGCTAGGACTGTGACGCATAACTTAGGTGTAGCGCCTGAGTTGATGATTGTGAAAGCACGAGTAACTGTTGGCGGAAGTGACCGAGCATGGACTGTCTATTCTGCAAACCTTAATAACACTTCATTTTTGAGATTAAATCAAGTTGATGGCGCATTTACGGGGAATACAACTTGTTGGAATTCAACTTCCCCAACATCTTCAGTATTTACCGTTGGTACTGCAAATGAAGTGAATGGTAGTGGCGCAACATATGTTGCCTACCTGTTTGCCACTTGTGCAGGTGTTAGCAAGTGCACCGCGTTTACCGGTACAGGAACACTACAGACTATTAACTGCGGGTTTACTTCGGGCGCGAGGTTCGTCCTCATAAAAAGAACAGACTCTACGGGTGATTGGTACGTCTGGGATTCAAGCAGGGGGTTATCGTCATCTACAGACCCATACCTTTTATTGAACTCTACAGCCGCAGAAGTAACTTCAACAAATTGGGTTGATACAACATCAACAGGATTTCAAGTTACAGCCGCTTCAGGTAATAATGTAAACATTAACGGAGCCAGTTACATAGCGCTGGCTATAGCCTGATGGAATACATTTATATTATTGAAAACACCAACACAGGGAAGTTCTACATTGGTAGAACGAATGACCCTGCACAACGCAAACGTGCGCATTTCTCTGAACTTCGCAGAGGTGCTCATGGCAATCCAAGGCTTCAGTATTCATTTAACAAGCATGGTGAGCAAGCGTTTGAGTTTAAAGTGGTTGATTCTGCGACACCTGAACTAATCCAAGCGAAAGAAGCTGAGTGGTTCAAGGCTTTTGATGAAGACAAGTCATATTTATACAACTGCCATTTCAAGACAATTGGTGGTGAAGGTTTATCCAGACCGCACACACCAGAATCAAAACTAAAGATTTCAGAAGCTATTAAAGATGGCACACGCAAGTACATCTTTGACATCCTTGATGAGCGTTATGCAGGAACTGGTGTAAAAGCATTGGCAAAAAAATATGGAGTTGGTGCTAATACACTGCTTGACTACACTCCTGAGTGGGAACAACTGCGTGGCTTAAAAATGCCAAAGAGCGTACAAGAAGAATCATCAAAGCAACGAGTTGCTGAGTTTGTTAGGTTGTTTATGGTTGCTGGTGATGCGGCTTTACACGAACTAAAGGCTATTGGTGTTTCTCGTAGGTCTTTAATTAAGTACCTGCCTGACTACGGCTTATCTTTTAAGGACATTAACTTAATCAAATGGCGTGACGATGCAAAGCATAGAGCATTAGAAGCTATCAAAATGGTTAATGAAACAGGTTGCACAGCTTTACACGCCATGAGAGAGTGCAATGCTACTGTCTCAAGCTATTACAAATACCGAGGAGTTTAAAATGCAAATTCGTTTACGTTCAAATGGACAAGTAATGTACGAAGGTGAATTTCGTGCATTGCATCCAAACACTTCAATGCCTCAACAATTAACAGAGGAACTACTCAATGAGCTTGGTGCTGATGTAGTCTTTGAAGGCGCACAAGCATCAGGCGGTACTGTTTACCAATACTCTCAAGCCTCTGGTGTAGAGGAAATTGATGGCAAGTGGTACACAAAGTACATCTTAGGCCCTGTCTTCTTAGACCAAGTTGTAGATGGCGTAACTACTACTGCTACTCAACAAGAAGCTACTTACAAGGCTCAGAAGGATGCTGAACAGGCTAGGAATGTTCGTATTACTCGTGACCAGAAATTAGCGTCTACTGACTGGCGTTTTCGTAGTGATATGACACCTTCTCAAGAGTGGATTGACTACTGCCAAGCATTGAGAGATGTTCCTTCACAAGAGGGATTTCCTTGGAACATTACATGGCCTGTTGAGCCATAATATAGGTAAGGAGCAATCATGGCTGTAACTAGTGAACAAATTATAGATTTTCTACTTGCTAATCCTGGCATGAGTGATGCCGAGATTGTTTCGGCTATGGAGCAATATGGTGTTTCTCCTGCTCAAATGGCTCAAGCTGTTGGCATACCTGAAGGTGAGGTAGCTTCTCGTGTAGCAGCTACTGTTCCACCAGGGCAATCTATTATTTTAGGTGATACTCGTATTGTTCCACAATATCAAACAATTGGTTCTGGCATGGATCAGCAAATTGGTGGTATTGAGAATGTTTATGTTGAAAAAGTACCAACTTCAGATGTTAACTATAAGTCTCCTGTTGGCACACAAATTCAGGTTTACAGTCCTACTGGAGAGTTTGTCAACACGATAAAAACTAAAGAAGATCAATCATTCTTTGGTGGTTTGGTAGATGCTTTTAAAGACCCTGTAGTTCTAGCCGCTTTAGGTGGTGCTGCTTATGGTGGGCTATTGGGTGGTGCAGGAGCAGCAGGAACTGTTGGTACTACTGGTTTAACTACTGCAGAACTTGCTCAACTTGACCTAGCTTTAGGTGGGGCGGGTGGTACTGCTGGCGCTGAAGCACTTGCATCTGCATTAACAACAGGTGCGACATTACCAACATTAACTAATTTAACTGGTGGTAGTGGTGTTACAACAGGTGCGGCTGGTGGAATAACTGCTGATTCTGTAGCGGCTAAATTAGCGGCTGATGCAGGAGTAGGCACAGGTACTGGACTTCTCGGTAGCACAGCAGGAATGGGTGGTGGCACAGGAATTACTGTTGCAGGAGCAGGCGGTCTTGGTGGCGCTACTGGTGCTGCAGGACTTGAAGGTGCTTTAGGAACAGGTTTAACTACAACTGGTGCAGGTTTAGGTGTGGAAGGTACAGGTGCAGGCATTACAGCAGGCACAGGGTTAACTGGCACTGGCGTACTCACAGGATCGGCTCTTGGTACAGGCTTATTAGGAACTGGTACTGGTGCTTTGACAGGTACTGGTGTTCTTACTGGTTCTACTTTGGGTACTACATTATTGGGGACTGGAACAGGAACTGGAGTAACTGGTGGAGTTACAGGGTTAGGAACAGGTACTTTGGGAACTGGTGCATTGACTACAGGTGTAGGTACTGGCTTAACTACTGTTGGTACAGGTTTAGGCACAGGAGTTGGAACCGGTGTCGGTACTGGTTTAGGAACTACTCTTTCTGGTGTAACAACTGGCGTAGGTACTGGCGTAGGAACTGGACTTGGAACAGCAGTTGGTACAGGATTGGCAGGAACTGGTTTAGGAGGACTTACTGCCGCACAACTAGGTTCTTTATTGTCTAGTGGTCTGACACTTGGTGGCGGTCTTCTCCAACAACAGACATCTAAAGAAGCGGCTCTTGCTGCTCAACAGAGAATTGATGCAGAGACTGCTGCGGCTAAAGCGGCTGCTCAGTTCCGTCCAGTAGGAATGACTACTCGATTTGGTACTTCTCAGTTCCAAGTTGATCCACGAACAGGTCAAATCACTAGCGCAGGATACACATTAAGTCCTGAAGCTAAAGCGGCTCAAGACCAGTTGGTAAAACTTGCTGAAGCAGGACTTGTTCAAGCTAATCAAGCACAACAACAGTTTGCACCATTACAAACAGGCGCACAAAGTTTGTTTGCTCTAGGCAATAAATATCTTGCTCAAAATCCTGAACAAGTTGCACAAAACTACATGGCTCAACAATTGGCTTTGTTGCAACCTGGTCGTGAGTTGGAATTGGCTAACTTGCAGAATAAACTGCAACAACAAGGTCGTGCAGGATTATCTGTTTCTCAAGGTGGTACTTATGGTGCTACTACTCCTGAGTTACAGGCTCTGTATAACGCTCGTGCTATGCAAGAGGCTCAATTGGCGGCTAATGCTCAACAAGCAGGTCAACAACAAGTTCAGTTCGGTGCAGGACTCTTAGGTACTGGTGCGCAGACAATGGGTCAGTACTATGCAGGTCAACAAGCGGCTTATGCTCCTTATACAACTGCTTTGGGACAAGTACAAGCCTTGGAAACTGCTGCTCAACAACCTTTGACTATGGGTATTAACTTGGGACAAATTAGCTCTCAAGCAGGTGCTAATGTTGGTAAATTAGGTTTAACAGGTGCTGGTCAGAGTGTTGATTTGGCTACTGGACAAGCGGCTACTACCAATCCTTATGCAACAGTATTAGGCGGTTTAGGGGCTTCTCCTGCATTTGGTACTGCTGCGGCAGGATTATTGGGTAGCTTATTCTCTTAAGGATTCATCATGGCTGAAAATATCGTAGGTAGTCTGTTTGGTCTGACACCACAAATGTATGGTGAGCAACAGCGTGTAAGCGCCCTAAATGAAGGTATTTCATTGGCAAACCTTAACCCTGCCGCTCGTGGCGCTGCCATGACCTATGCAGGCGCTAAAGGACTAGGAACTGCTATTGGTGGTGCTATGGGTGTTCAAGACCCACAATTGCAAATGATTACTCAACGTCAACAAGTCATGCAACAACTTGATTTGACCAATCCTGCATCATTGGCTCGTGGTGTTGATTTATTCACTCGCATGGGTGATTTGCAAGCGGCTCAAGCACTTGCTACTCAAGCACAAGCAGTCCAAAAAGGTCAGGCTGAGATTCAGAAAACACAAGCTGAAGCAACAAAACTTGGATTTGAAAATGTTAGCAAACAGGGTCAAGTTCAACAATTGATGTCGCAGTTTGGCATGGATCAAACTCAGGCTACTGCAATTGCTTCTAATGCTGATTTGCTTAAACAGTACCTAACACCTAAGACACAACAGGGCTTTGAACTTACTAAAACAGGTAAATTTACTCCTGAAAGTGTTGATAAATGGGTTAAAGGTGAAGGAAATCTTGAACCTATTGAAAAGATGGTTAAACCACAACAAGACTTCATTGCCAAAGCAGTTGAATTTGGTTATGGCGAGAAATCTAAATATGGTGACTATTCTCCACAGCAGGTGAGTGCAGTCAATCAAGCGTTATTCAACGAAAACATTGCTGCAAAACGAGCAGGCGCTATGGCTGTTCAGATTCCTCTTGGCGATGTGCTTCAAAAGGTCTTCCAGTCTAAAGAAAAAGAAGATGCGGCTAAAGCATTTGGTCAGGCAGGTGATGCCTACACAATGACAATTCCAATGATTAAGAAGTTGGAAACTGTTGAAAATACTGTAGGTAACGCATTTACTGGTGCTGGTCAAAGTGCTAAATTGGCTCTTAGCAAGGGTTTGTCTTCTCTTGGGGTCAAAATTAGCGATAGAGCGACTGATACTGAAATTGCAGATGCAGTTTCTGCTCAGGTTGTTCAACAGATTGCTAAAGTATTCCCTGGTAGCCAATCAAATAAAGAATTGGAACAGTTGCTCAAGAGTAAGTTTAATCTTCAGCAAGAACTTCCAACCATCTTGCGTTTGGTAGGCAATATCAAGGATGAGATGCTTGCTCAAACTAAGACTTATGAGCAAATGGCTAACTTGCCAGACCAAGAGCGTACAAACTTTAATGCTAAGTTGGCTCAAGGCAAGAATTATCAAAAGATTCAACAGTATCGTGAATACGAGAAGAAGTATAGAAGTGGCAAGATTACGCTTGAAGAACGTCAAGCGGCAGATAAAATCAAACAAGAACTTGGTCTTTAAGGAGCAGACATGGCAGATATTGACTGGAGTGTTGCTCCTCAAGAGATGAAACCTGCTCCTTCTCGTGAGGAAGAGGCTCGTAGACAACAGGAATTAAATCGCAGTCGAATGGCTTTGGCTGGTGCTTTGACTCCTTTGCCAGTTGAGATGGCTACAAATCTGCCCCAAGCAGGAGGATTACTTGGTGGTTTAGCTACTTTGGCTTTTCCAGAGGCTCGTTTGTTGTCTCCAATTGCTCGAATGACACAAGCCGCTCCAGCAGTTGCTAGACCATTTATTCCTTCTTTGGCAGGTTCTACAGCAGGTACTTCACTTGGAACTCTATTAGAACAAGCATTGTCAAACAAAGACATATTTAGCACAGAAACAGGTAAAAAGTTACTGTTAAACAATATTGAGAATGCTGCATTTGATGTTGGTGGAAATCTACTTTTTAACTTTGGCGGGAAAGCTATTCGTTTGACTAAAGACCAACTTGATAAGGTTGGAGTTACAAAAGGATTATTTGAGACTGAAGAAGATGCCGCACGAAAGGCTGCTCAAGAATGGTTGTCTTCTCGTGAAGGAACGCTTACTCGTGGTCAGTTGACTGGCAATCTTGGTACTCAAACGATGGAAGGAACGCTTAAATTCACCTCTGGCGGTACTGAGTTTGCCAAACAACAAGAAGGCGTTAAAAAGGCTCTTGAACAGGGTATTAACGATGTAAAGAGTACTTTAGATACTTCTGAAGCCTTCCAGAATGCTTTAAAACAAGGCGATCCAACTCAAATGGTTACTGGTGATCGTTGGCAGACTGCTATTGCAGAAGCCGATAAAGCCATGAAAGCCAAATATCGTCCTGTTTATGAGCAAATGGAGCAACAAGGCGATGGTTTATTGGTCAACATGACGCCATTGAAGAAAGCCGCTAAAGATGAGTTAGATCGTCTAAATAAGAATAAGGCGATGTCTTCTGCTGCCGAGGATAAACGTAAGGTTTTGGAGCAGATTCTTGCTCAGGAAGACCAGATTACTTTCAGTACTGCACATGATTTGCGTAGTGATTTCTTGGCAAGCGCACGAGATGCAACTAAAGAAGGTCAAGCCGCAAATACCTTAGAGGCTTATTACAAGAAGTATGCACAAGGTTTGCAAAACAATATGACTGATATTGCAGTCATTACGTTTGGTAGCAAAGAGCAGAAAGACTTAGCTCGTAAACTTGGTCTTGGTGGTGGTATAGACCAACCTGCTGGATTGCGTGAAGGTCAATTTAAAGACTACAACATTGATAGTCTTGAGAAACTTAATCTTCCAACAACTCAAGCAAATGCCGCTAATAATCAGTTATTGAGAAACTATTTCAATGCTCAAAGAGGTTATAAGAATGCTATGGAAGGCTTCTATAACGGAACAATGCAAACCATGCTCAAAAGCGAGCCTGAAGAGGTTGGTAAGTACTTGTTTAACACTGAATATCCATCACGCCTCAGGGCAGTTGCAAATGCTGTTGCAGAGATGGAAAAATATCTTCCTAAAGAGCAAAGCAAAGGACTACTTGGTGAGCTTCAATATGGCTATTTAAGTAAAGTCTTTGGCTCACCAAATGGAGTAGAAACATTTACTAAAAACTTACAAGACAAGACATTCAAAGAAGGTTTTGATTACTTGTTTAGGGATGCAAATACAAAGAAACAGTTGTTAGACATTGCTAATGCCGCTAAATATGGATTGGAAGAGACTCCTGGCTCAACAGTGCTTCGATCTAAGATGATTGGTGCGGCAGCAGGTGCGGCATTAAGTGGTGGAGCATATTTGTCATTCCCTGAAGAAGTATCAAATAACTTGATTCCTACACTTGCAAGTTTAGGTGCGCTATACATCACACCGAAGATGATGGCTAGAGCATTGACAAGCAAGACAGAAATGGATGCTTTGGCTATGTTGGCTAAGGCTCAAGACAATCCAAAATATGCTGGAGCAATGGGTGCAAAGATTGCAAATATGTTGAATAAATCAGGAATCTATGACAGTGAGTACTTGAACTCTGTCAATACCATGATTTATGGTAAACCTGAGCAACAACAAGCACCTACTCCAAGCGCTATTGATTGGTCTGTAGAGCCACAATGATTGACTGGGCTGAAGCAATTGTTGCGTCAGTCTGTATTGTTGTTTTCGTTGTTTTTAGTAGTTATATTGTTATCTGGTGTTTTCCGTGATCGCCTGATGGCGGCAACCATAGAGTACCGATGTATTAAATGGACTT